CCTCGACCACGGCCAGCATTTCTTTCATGACTTCTTCTGAAGACTTGTTGCTGTACTTGATACGGGGCTTCAACAACGCTCGCTTAAACTCGTCATAGCCCTTAAAAGGAACAAGTCCGGTTGCCATGAGCGGATACGTACCGCTCCACAGCTCCCAGACATATTCCTCCTGTTCTTGTTCCATAGCGTGCTTGATGTAAGACATAACAGAACCTATCGGGAGCCCCTTAACCAGAGACGGTTGATAAACCCCCGACAGCAGCTCTGCTATTCTTGGGCCTGGGACGTAGCAGCAGAGGATAAAAAATCTTTTATGCCCTCGGTTTCGCCTAACTCTTTGATAAATTCCATCAGGTTAACAGCCTTAGCCTCTTTAACCGTACAGCCCTTAACTTCGGCTACCAGGTCGTAAATTTCCGTCTTTGCTCGGTGGGCTTTGGCAAGCACTTGCATCATGAGATCGGCGCCAAAAAAAGCCTGCCCCTTGTTCGGATCGGGTACCTTCAAATCCAGTTTGTCGATAATAGCACTAATTTTCATCCCTTGCTCAATTGTGATCATGTATTAAACCTCCTTTGTGAAAAGAAGGCAGGGGAAATCCCTGCCTATGGTGTAATTGCATCAACATCTTCGATTGTGTAAAGCTCCGCCTCATCATCCATTGGATCCCAGTGAGCGTAAACTTCTAGTGGCATTTCACCCTCGCCCTTTGGAGCCGCCGTCAATGTAAAGTCCGCCTCGCTCATTGCGTTGTACAAGGTGATCTTTTTGTAACCACCGCCAACAACTTTGGCGAACATCGTGACGTTTTTGAGGTATGCCTCTTCGGGAATGATCCCGACGTTGTTCCCAGCACAGGTAATCTTCTTGCCTGTCGCATCATAGTCGGCATATGGCATGGCCAGCCGCAACGTCTCCAGACTGGCGTCCAGGTGCGTAACGGTGAGCTGTGCGTCGATCTCGTCAACTACCTGCAAGCCTTTCGTTTTTCCTTTGCGGCCGTCAAACTCAATGTCCCGGATATTCTTGGTAACAGTAAATTCTCCGCCTCCGCGCGTAGGCCCAAGCTGTTTCTGGTCTTCTTCGCCGTAATTGACAAACACAATCCCGTGGTCAATTTGGATATTTTCAACTTGCTGTTGTGTCAAAGCCATTAGTTATCTCCCCTTTCAAATATGCGACCTTGGTAAACGTACTTTCTGCGAATTATCTTCGGATTGTCGTCCTCCAAAGCCAGTTTCCGGTCTAAATAAAAACTAACCACCAGGTCATCTGTGGTTAACGTCTTTTTGTCCATGCTACGTTTAACGTCCGACATTAAACTCTCTAGGCCGGTTGTATCACCATCATCGGGCATGTCCCAGCCGTCAATATCTAGCACAACCAATTCAAAACCCTCGCCGTCTGGAATCATCTCAAAGCTATACGTTATATACGGAAATTGCGCCGTATCTGGTGCCCGCTGGAAATATGCCCTTGGGTGGATAGCGCGCAAGCGAGGGTGGAGCGCCTTCCTGAGCTCAATCATCAGCAATCTCCTCCCTTTCGTCTATCAACCCCAGGGCTTTGTTCTCGTTTTCGATGGCCGACAAGTATTGCGCTTGGATCTTGCGAATCTCGTTGATATTGTCATAGGTGCTGGGTCTTAGAAACCCCCTGCCTTGGTTGACGGCCTTCGAGCGCACTGTGCCAAATTCAGCTAGGTGTGCGTGGTAGGCAGGTGTAAGCCCTTTTTTCTTTGAGGTGGCGTGATTATATACCCCTACCTGTAAAAACGGCGTGGGGCTATCACTACGCCTGCGCACCCATGTGCTAACGTTTCGCTTTAGGGTTCCGGTCACAACTGGGATATTTTCCTTCGCTTTGTACCTAAGCAACCGGGCGGTATCTCGGAGCGCAGCTCTCGACAATTCTGCAAGGGTGTATTCGGCTTTGTTGATCGAACTTTCAAACACTACGCCGCCTTTCTTAATCTTGGTAACACTCTTAGGCATTGCCACGATTGACTACCCCCTCACAAACTAGCTCCAGGGTTTCAAAATCACCCAAGCCTTTCGACTTCTTAGGTTCATAGGTTCGGAGGACGGTGTATTTTTTGCCCTCGAACTCCACTTCCTTTTCGCCATCGTAGTCCCACCTGCTGACCACAAAGACAATCTCTGGTTTGAGTCCATGTGCCGCCGCTTGATAATGTTCGGAGCGACCCACTGACATAACATCGCATAATATCGGCATTTCGGTGCGTATTGTGATTGGATCGCCCAGGTCATTTTCACCAGCCTCTATCCTAATCAAGACAAGCTCGTGATCAAACGTCACTGGCACCACCACCCGATATGATCAAGTTGTGCAACCTGAATTGCAGGTGCCTGGGCATCCCCTCTGGCGTGTCCCTATTTTGATAACGCCAGGTCGCAAAATCAACAACGAACATTAAGTGATAAGGGTTGGCACCATCTAGCACCAACCCCTTTTCATCCTCTAACTCTTTCGTCACACCGTTGATTATTGCCGTCAAGTATGTGTCCCTCACAGTTGAGGTGATGCCCAGCCTTGCCTTGATTAAATCCAAGGCCCCATGTTCGGCACTAAACGGCTGTGCTGCGGACAAAAAACCTTGTTGTTCTACCATCCCATCGCCCCCTTAATAGCGGCAATGATTTCCGCTTTGAGCATCCGGTCATTAAGCC